GAGATTATTAACAATCTTACAATTGGAGAGTACGACGTCATTGTAGCTACAGCCCCTGCGCGAGACAGCTTTGATGAAGTGCAATTCGCAGAGGCAATTAGCCTTCGCCAGGTCGGCGTTGCCGTACCAGATGACGCTATTGTTGAGTACAGCCACCTAGCTAAAAAGGGCGAGTTAGCTAAACGTATTCGTACCCTTACTGGCCAAGAGCCACCGACTCCAGAGCAAGCAGAAGCACAAGCGGCTCAACAGCAGATCCAGATGCAAATGTTACAGCTAGAGATCGCTAAGTTAGAAGCTGAAGGTAAGAAGCTACAGTCTGAAGCAGCTCTCAATATTGCCAGAGTACAAGATGTGGCAGAAGTTAGTCCACAGATGCGTATGGCTGAGTTACAAGCGAAACTCGAGATGAATGAGCAGCAGTTAGGTTTACGTCGAGAGCTTTCATCGGAAACAAACACAATCCGTCAATCTCAGAGTGAGACCAGCGCGGCAACTAAGATAGCCACCACCGCTATGCAGCAGGCTAAGTCTGCTGCTAACAACCCCCAGGAACGATAGGAGTTCTTAAATGAGTAATCAAGAAACAGTAGTAGAAGAAGAAAACACAATGTTCGACGTTATGCCAGGTGCGGACAGACCAGAAGCCGATGATGCAGCTCCGCTCGATATGAGTTTTGCTGAAGTCGCAGAGGCTCTAGCTGAAGACGTCGTTGAGGAAGAAGCAGAAACTGTTTCTGAAGATGAACAAAGTACAGAAGAAGAAACAAAAGATGCCGAGGAAGAAGAAGAGGTCGAGGAAGAAGAAGAAGTCGAGGAAGAGCTAGAAGCTGCCGAAGAGCCAAAGCCTAAGAAAAGCCCAATGGTTCCAAAAGCCAGACTTGACGAAGTGCTCGCTAAACAGAAAGCGCTACAAAAGCAGCTTGATGAAATTAATACTGCGAACGAAAAAGCAGAAGAAGCTCCTGATACTTACGATTTTGATTCGAAAGAAGTTGAGTACCAAAGCATGGTTCTGGACGGTGAGACAGACAAAGCAGTCGCACTCCGAAGAGAGATCCGAAAAGCTGAAAAATCTCAACTAGAGTTTGAGATGCGCCAAGAAATGTCACAGACCGTCAAACAAGACCGTCAAATGACAGCGTTGCAACAGGCAGCTAATGCAATGGAAGAGGCTTACCCCGAATTCAACCGTGCATCAGAGAGCTTTAACGAAGAAATGACAAACGAAGTTGTACAACTGCGTGACGCGTTTATTGTAAGCGGCTACGACGCAGTAGATGCGCTATCAAAAGCTGTAAATTTCGTTGTTAAAGATAACGATTTAGATGGACCCGTTGATCAGGGCCCTGCTCTAGCTGCTAAAGCAAAAGCTGGCGATGAAATAGCTAGAAAACGCGCACAGGTTAGTAAGAAGTTAAAAGCTGCAGAGGCTCAACCCCCGGAGTTACCCGGCGAGAGCGCATCGCGCGGCGAGACAAAAGGTCTTGATCTAGCGACTATGACAGAAGATGAATTTAATGCGCTACCCGAAGCTACACTTCGTAGACTTCGCGGCGACATTGTATAAAGAGGTGATATATGGCATCCAAGAAAGATCCTCGGCTCGCGCGGGCCGGGGTATCCGGCTTTAACAGCCCTAAACGCACGCCAAGCCACGCCAAAAAATCGCATATAGTAGTTGCGAAATCTGGCGACCAGATCAAAACAATACGTTTTGGAGAGCAAGGTGCATCTACAGCGGGCAAGCCCAAAGCGGGCGAGTCCGACAAGATGGTAGCTAAACGCAAAAGCTTCAAAGCCCGCCACGGTAAAAATATTGCAAAAGGCGTTATGTCAGCGGCCTATTGGGCTAACAAAGTGAAGTGGTAGTTGTGCGCCCTGTAATTTACATACTATTTATACTGTTATCCTCACCCACTTGGGCTCAAGACGAAGAGCCTATGGGTGATACTGATTCAAATAATGTGCAGGACGGTTCTCTTAATACCAATACTGTTGGCTCAGTTGTTTCCTCGAACAATAACAGTAAGGATGACAGCGTTACCAATACTTATAACGGGGCTGGTAGTAGTTCTGACACACCAGTTATGACAGCAGTAGCGCCCTCTTATATGAGCAATGGCATGGAGACATGCTTGATGGGTAGCGGCAGCTCAATACAAACTGGGCTAATTGGACTCTCAAGAGGTGGATATAAAGTAGACGAAGGTTGCCAAAGACGTCGTGATAGTAAAGTGCTTTCAGATTTGGGCATGAAAGTGGCAGCAATAGCTAGGATGTGCGAAGACGTAAAGGTTTGGAGGGCGCTATTTGTATCGGCAACCCCCTGCCCTTTATTGTCGAAAGGTAGATTAGTAGTTGGTAAGCGAGCATTTCTTTTAATGAAGATGCAACCAACTCTTTTTATTCCAGATTACGGGGATGTGAATATGCGCGTGAGTGCGACGTGGTCAAAGCGTCCACCAGTAGCGCGGTTTACAGAAACCCAAAAATTTTATAACGCAATCTTAGGTATAGGGGTGGTAGATGATGAAAATAATGAAGAGACTAGCGCTAGCGAGTCTGTTAGTCAGCAGTTTAGGCGCTCAAGCAACTGAGTTAGACGACTTACTAACGGCGTCTGCCGCAATTGTTGACCAGATAAACACAGGTATTTTAATGTCAGGCGCAGCACAGGGCTATGCTTACACCGGCGCTGGCATATCGAACGGAACACTGGCAGGAACATCCCACATTTCTGCGGCCCAAGTAACTGCTTATAATGAGGCGCTTACTGGGATGACTACGTATTTACCTTACGGCAGCGCTCAACAGTATTTAGAAGACCAAGCTGCTACTGAACTTGACGCCATGAATGACGCCATAGGCGAGTTCACCGCTGTCGTGGTGGACATGTTGGCAGTCCAGGAGATTAGTGAAATGGCTACGGCAGCTGCAACTCCCGACGAGGAAGCCGCTTTACAAGACTATGTCGCGGCAAACACAGACACGCTTACCATCGATCAAACGGACGCGGATGCATATAACCAGAGCGTGGACGACATTGAGACACATGCTAACGCGGCAGGAGCTTTTTTGGGCGTAGCTGCAAACGAAGACGCCGTCGCTTTTTTAGATCAGGGCGCAATGGATAACAACACTACGGTTGAATCTAACACTTTAAGCTACAGCGCATCTAACCAAGCAGTAAGTATCGCGTGGACTTCAGGTAACCCTGCTACTAGCGTGTACGTAAACGGCTCAGATGTGTTTAATATTAATCTTTATGTATCTAACGCTGACATTCTAACTGCTGGAGAGACAAGCGCCCTGTATTTAACTGGGCCAACTTACTTAGGCTACGAATGCTTTATGACACAAACGAACTGCGACGAGGATGGATCATGAGTTTAGCGGAAACAGAATTAACAATTGGCGGCACAAGCTTTAAAGGCGTATATATTGCAATACTTCTTAGCCTCGCAACAACGCTAGGTGGTGGTGTGTGGACAGCTAGCTCTTTGTACGGGCGACTGGAGTCTGTTGAATCCAGATATATACCCGACACTGCGCCAATGCAGGAGCAGATGATTGCGGATAAACAAGAACTTATGAGCGCGATTAAGTTAATCGAGGCAGAGCTAGACGCGAACGACGTGTCGCAGCTGCAAGGAAAGCTGAGTGCGCTGGGTGTAAATCTAACTACAATTGCTGACCAACAACAAAAATTACTGTTAATTGACGATAATGTTGAGGATCTTGAGAAAGCGATTGAAGCAATGAAAGGCACAGTAACTAAAGCTGAGCTTATTACTCAAAACGTCGCCAAGACCGATGCAACGTTGAAATCAATCAAGCGAGAAATTGAAGATCTTTGGGAAGGTATGGATTACCTCTCTAACCCGTTAAAATAGTTTGCATTATTATATTAGTGTTGCTAATATCATCTATACGTCCATCACAACGATATGTGGTCGGCCCGTAGCCGTTAAACCCGTAACCCCCGCCTGCACAAGGCGTAAAACCTGCCGAGGTCGCACCTCGTTAAATAGCGCTAGTTCGTTGCTCCACGATACGGAGATACGGATTAGCCGCTCCTAAAAAGTCGGCTGATAAGGCAGCGTGTGCTGCATAAAATTATTTGTCTATTATTAGGAGGCCATCATGGCTTTAACAAACTTCGGTACGCTTACGGGCGACCAACTTCAAACGTGGAGCCGCGACTTTTGGCGCGTAGCTCGTAATCAATCTTTCATCAATCAGTTTGCTGGTAGCGGTTCAAACGCTATGGTTCAGCGAGTAACTGAATTAACTAAAAGTCAAAAAGGCACCAAAGCTAACATCACTTTGCTTGCTGACATGACTGGCGACGGTATCACTGGTGACTTTACTCTCGAAGGCAATGAAGAAGCCTTACGCGCGTATGACATCAGCATTGAACTAGACCAACTACGATTTGCAAACAGAATCGCTGGCCGAATGACTGACCAGAAAACTGTAGTTAACTTCCGTGAGCAGTCACGTGACGCACTTGCTTATGCAATCGCTGATCGCTGCGACCAGTTGGCTTTCTTGACTTTGTCAGGTGTTGCTTACACTCACAAGAACAACGGCGCTTTGCGTACAGTAGTTGGCGGCGCAGTAAACGGCCAAGAACTTGTTGATCTTGAGTTTGCTTCTGACGTATCTGCTCCTACTGGCGATCGTCATCGTCGATGGGATGCCACTGACGGGTTGGTTGCTGGTAGCACTACTTCTGTTACTGCAGTTGATAAGCTTTCTTACAGCACTATCGTTGAGCTGAAAGCCTATGCTAAAGACAACTACATTCGTGGTATTCGTGGTGCTGGTAACCAAGAAACTTTCCACATGTTTGTTACTCCACAGCAAATGGCTAACTTGAAACTTGATGCGAACTTCCTTGCTAACGTCCGTAATGCGGGTGTGCGTGGAACTTCTAACAGCTTGTTCTCTGGTTCTTCTAGCTTGATGGTAGACGGTGTAATGATTCACGAGTTCCGACACGTGTTCAATACTTCTGGTGCTACTTCTGGTTCTTCTGGCAACGCTGGAGCAGCTGGATACAAGTGGGGCGCAGGCGCTAACATCAATGGAGCACGCGCTCTGTTCTGTGGTGCTCAAGCTCTTGCAATGGCTGACATTGGTTTACCTGAGATGGTTGAAGATACTTTCGACTACGGTAACCAGTCTGGTATTTCTGTAGGTAAGATCTTCGGCATGCGTAAGCCTAAGTACAACAGCGACATTAGTGGCTCTGTACAAGACTTCGGTGTTATCGCTCTCGATACAGCGTACTAAGAAACACCCCCTCTCTTCTTTTTGAGGAGAGGGGTTTTTTATTTAAAAAAGGAATTAATCATGAAGATTGTTAGCGATAAGCCATTACGAGTGGCAACTTTAAGTGGCGCAGTAGTGCTGTTTGAAGCGGGCATTACGCAGGAAATATCCGATGAAATCGGTCTTATAGCGATCCAGATGGGCGCTAAAGAATATAACAAAAAGTACGTAGAAGAAGGCGCAGCCGAAGAAGCTGTTTTTGAAGAAATAGAGACCTCAGAAGTCTCAAGTGTATTAGTCACTGTCCTTGAAAAGATGATGGACGAAGGTGACCCAAAGAATTTTAAAACCGATGGTTACCCCAAAGCTGCAGTTGTAAATAAAGCGATGGGAGAAACGATTGGTACTGATGAACGGGAAGCAGCCTGGGAATCAATCCTTAACTCATAGGTATATATCATGTCTGTAACAGTACAAAGCGTAGTCGATAGAGCACAAACAGTCCTACAAGATACGACGGGCGTCAGATGGCCCGTCGTT